GTGAGCAAGGCAAAGAAAGGCAAATAATCATGGCAGTAGACGCACAACAATCACCCACTTCTGAAGAACGGCAAAAACGTTTTCCTATCGTGCAAATAGAGATGACCGATAAGTTTCTCAAGATCGGACTTATGGATGACAAAACACACTTAGCGGTAACTGTACCAGACGAAATGGTTGAGCACTGGTTTACCAAATGGCAAGAGTTGCAGAACGGAACCGCAACAGAGAGGTTTGTGTATGGTCGGTGGTATGGAGGTGAATGGAATACAGAAGAATTTAAAGCGTATTTACTGGATTGTATGCGCAATAGTCCACCAAACTACACCATAAAAGAGGAAGGCAAGTAAGCATGGCAGATACTAAAGTGTATGCAACCATCAAAATGGTAGACGAAGCACAAGTTAAGTGTGCGGTGCGCTATTGTCCCAATGACGGAGAGATCAAGCATCTCCTTGACATTGAGGGAGTGCATGACCTTGGTTGGTTTCGTGTCTACCTCTGTGGAGACTGTCACAATAGCCTTAGTCGAGATGCTTTCGAGAAGTTTACAGGCGTAAAGATAGGATAGTGAAGCATGGCACAAGAGAAAGTCAAAGGACGTGCTCGTATTAACGTCACTGATGAGTTGGTTAAGCTTCTCCCTTTTGATGTGCAAAAGCCCGTAACGGGTGAAGTCATATGGGGCATTATCGAAGCTCAACCGCTTCTTGACACGTGGCAATCCTTCCTGCTTTTGCCTGAAGGTTACACGGTGATCGGTGTCTTCTTTGACGTTGCCCGTTATCTCTGGACAATTGTTGTAGAAAGCGATGCCCTCCCTGTACTGTCTGAAGGTGAGATGATTACAGAACTTCACCCACTCTATGAGCGTACAGCAGACGACAAAGTGAGACTCACTGATTTGAAAGTGTGGTGATATATGGCAAAGACAATCATACACAAGCCACCAACGCATAAGGGACAAAAATAGTGAATAAACTTGCTTGTAGTGCTGATCTATGCTATAATAGAGGCAGAATATTGTTGTGTCTAGACAGTGCGGAAACACTGTCTAGACTCGCTAACCTATGTAGGAGATTAGCTATGGACATGATACCTCAAGACAACGCACCTCGCAAGCAATGTAAAGGCCCCTGTGGCCGTATGTTACCAGCCACACCTGAATTCTTTCATCGTAACAAAAAATATCTACTTTCATCATGCAAGCAATGTAGATTAGCATATGCCAAGATCTACAACAAAGAGCACAGGGAGGTAATACAAAAACAGTCAAAGCAGTATAAAGAAAATCACCGCGAGATAATACAAGAGCAATATAAACAGTACCGTAAAGATAATCATGAGCTAGTATTAGAGCGAGAGAAACAGTATCGTCAGAATAACTTGAAAACAATATATGCGAAGGCAAAACAAGCTAGAAAGACAGAATACAACAGAAACCTAAGACGTGTTTACGGTAGCAGACGGCGTGCTCGAAAGCGTAATGCAACTGGAACCTATACGCTTGAGCAGATGCAAGATCAGTATAAGCGACAAAAAGGAAAGTGTTATTACTGTGGTCACAAGGTAAAATGGGGAAAGCATCATATAGAGCACGTGGTACCTCTCAGTAGAGGGGGAAGCAATGATATCAGTAACTTGGTTATATCATGTGCTACGTGCAATTTCAGCAAGAATAATAGACTTCCCCATGAATGGCCGCAAGGAGGGAGATTGTTTTGAAGGCAAAAACTGTATACAAACCACCGACGCATCGTAGGCGTACTGAAGACGAGATGACCAAAGCACTCACTGTCATCGAGCAACACAAGGATGTGCTGCACGTCAACGCTGACGATGAACATGTCTATGTGCTTGCCGATGTCATCACTGAGTTACTAGCCACACGACACGTCGTCACGACGCTGATGCAAGGCATGGAGGCCATGCAACAAGAGGCAAAGGCCAGCCTCAAGAATATTGTGCAATGAAGGAGAAACACATGGAGAAGATAGAAGAACTGGTATATCAATCTGTAGGGGCTGCAAGTATGTGCTGGATTGGAGGACCGTCAGGCGAGTTTGACCAGAAGAATGCAGCACGCATCGCTAAAGAGTTAATGGACGCTATCAAGGAACATGAGGCAGCGACAGTATTGAAAGCTCAATCTGCTTGGCATTTAAGCCATACAACGATTATTCGTGATGCCAATGGACAAGAGATAGCACGATCGAAATAGGAGAAAGAAACATGGAACAAGCAGAATTAACCGCAGAAGTAAAAGCCTTGCGGGTATCCATTGATCAGTGTATCAAAGATGGCAGGGCACTTGCTGATCTCATTGCGCGTGGTGCTGGTGGGCGTGAGGTCGCACTGAGCATCACCAAACTTCAGGAAGCGAAAATGTGGGCTGGTCAAGCTCTCGGAGAGTTTGGGCATAAGTTACCTGAAGAATATCGAGACGAAGCGTAAAGGAGAATAGCACATGCCACCAGATGAACTCGACCCGACACCAGAACCAACCGAACATGCTACACAGCCAATGCAGGAAGGATTGCATGTATCCCAATTCAACCAAGTGCCGATTGATCCCGCTGTCGTTGTAGCGGCTTTTATGGAGTGGCTGCAATCACGCGAGGAGCGCACCGGGCCTTTCTCTGTCCACTACGGTACTGACGCTGGCAATGCGCTCGTTGATGCGTTCTGTGCAGCACAAGGCTGGATAGCGGTTGTCTTGGATGAGGCACAGGTAGAACAGGTTAAGGCACTAAGAGAGAAGTATCCAGACTAGGAGGTGGTTTATCAAATATTGGTACGATAGTGAGTTCATAGATACAGGTTCTATCATCGATTTAATCAGCATTGGCATTGTTGCAGAAGATGGACGCGAATTGTACTTGGAATCTGCTGATTTCGACAAAGGGAAAGCGAGTCAGTGGGTAAGGGAGAATGTTTTTCCTCACCTCAAGGGCGGAGAGTGTCGCTGGCCTTTAAGGAGTATTAAGGTTACACTACTTGATTTCTTTGATGTAGAAGAGTATGGCAAGCCTGAACTGCATGGCTGGTGCTCAGGATACGATTTTGTAGCATTCTGTCAGATATTCGGTACAATGATGGATTTACCTGAAGGCTATCCACACTACATTCGTGATCTGCAACAAATATTAGATGAGCGTGGTATCTCTGATGATGAGTTACCGAAGCAAGAAGAAGGATTGCACAACGCGCTCTTCGATGCCCAACACTTAAAAAAGTTGTGGGGATATATTGTGAGAAACGATTGTTGGCAGTAACCCTGTTGAACATCCGAACAAGACGTTGACATAAAGACAAAAGGAACGTACAATAAATGACAACAGAACCTACCTCGGCAGCATCAGGCGTGACGCCGAATGCTGATCCACAGCCTGTGACAGGCACAAATGCTTCACAAAGTGGTGCGACACCACAAACGAAGCCTACGCTTTCGCTTGAGGATGCGATAAAGCGATTAGCTGACGCTGAACATTCACTGAACAATGCCAAAGAGGAAAACGCCCGGCATAGCAAGAAACTCTCTGCTTATGAAAAGGCCGAGAAAGAGGCAGAGGCAGCAAAGAAGGCGGCAGAAGAAGCGCAATTAAGCGAAATTGAGCGTATTAAGAAGCAGCACACCGAAGCAGAGCAACGCATCAAGCAGTACCAACAACAGCTTGTCATGGCACAAGTCAAGTTAGCGGCAAAGGACAAGAACATTGTCGATCCTGACCTGGCAGCACTGGCGATCCAAGACAAGCTTGAACTCGATGAGAACGGGATGCCTACCAACCTTGATAAGATCCTCGATGACTTGATCAAGAATAAGCCCTATCTCGTCAAAGCTGAACCTGCTGCACCTGACCCAACACCCGCTCAGACCGCTAACCAGCGTACCGCACCTGCCACACCTGCCATGAACCCTGGACGAAGCAATATTGCTTCACCGAATGCAACAACTCCTGGCAAACCAACCCGGCTTTCAGAAATTGAATGGAAGCGGTAAAACTTTAAATGTCTTTTATATCTTGACCTGAGCACCTTTGGAGAGATGTTGAGGCCAGGATGATGGGAGCACTATAGATGGCAATTGCAGCCAATAGCGTAACCCTTGCCGACTACGCTCTGATAAGTAACGATCCTATGGTTAGGGCCGTGACTTACTCACTTATTGAGAATGGCAACATCATGCAAGATGTACCGCTTATCAGTAAGAAAAGCCTCGTCGCTAATGGTGTGCGCTTTGAAGGGAATCTTCCCTCCGTGAACTGGAGTCCTGTGAATGCAGAGGGTGTCACTACCAAAGGCACACCAACCGCCTATCAGGAGCAAATCTACCTCATTCGTAACTACATCGACGTGGACAAAGTATTCGTCCAAGAAGAGAATGCCCTTGTAGACCCGCGTGCTACACAGNTTGGGGCCTACATGAAGTCACTCACCTATGATATGAACTACAAGTTTATCAAGAATGATCACCTCACTGGCGATGCAAATGCACCTGTAGGTCTCAAGTACCGCATTACGAATGGCGGTACGTTCGGTGTGCGTCCTGAGAACCTGATTGATGCCGGTGGTGTTGACCTCTCTCTTGCTGGCATGACCCAAGCCACTGCTAACAAGTTCCTGGTATTGCTTGATCAACTCCTGTGGTCGGTGGATAGTCCTGAAGGTACGGGCATCACCCTCTACATGAACGAGGTACTGAAACGTCAGTTTGCAGCGGCTATCCGCACAATGGGGACAAGCGGCGGTTTCGAGACAACTCAAGACCAGTTCAACCGCACAATCCAAATGTACAAGGGTGCGACCATTCGAGATATCGGCTATAAGGCCGATCAGTCAACCCGTATTATTGCGGGTAATGGCGTTTCAGGCTCCGGCGCGGTTGGTGAGTTAGCCACTGGTGCGGATAGCACCGGATCTAGCGCCACGTTTACGAGCATTTACGCCGTAAACTATGGCACTGACCATTTCTTTGGTTGGCAGTTCGATGACATCAATGTGCAAGACCTGGGCTTGCTCAACAACGGCGTGATCTATCGAACGCTGGTGGACTGGAGTGTTGGGCTTATGAATCAATCTACTCGTAGTCTGGGCCGTCTCTATGACATTAAATTAGCGTGAGGAAGAATAACTATGGATTTTGCTGAATACAAAAATCTGCGTTCACAAGTTGCCGATGTTGCTGAACATGATGTTCATCTGGGACGCTTCCTTGAGGCATTGCTTCTTCACGTGGCACATGGCAACGGGCTAGATCCGGAGCAAGAGCAGATGAAAGAAGACAAACAGGCAGAAGTACAAGCTGAGACTGCCGCTCCTGCTGTTGAGCCTGTTCAGATTACCACAGAGGAAGGGGTATAGACATGGCAATAGACGCCTTAACCCAAATCCAGGCGAGTGTTACCAAGACCGCTACTTTTTCTAGTGCTGCTTTTACCTTGCCTGGTGGCACACGACGCCGGGGCTTAAAGATGCGTGTGCTCTATTCAGCAGCTACGAATGCCAGTGGCTCAAATAGCGTGCTGTTCTCAGTTGATGTTTCGAGAGATGGCGGCTCAACATTCAATCAGGAGTTTCTTGCTGACCCTATCGCACTCAGCACAACTGCACAGGCATCCGAACTTTTTATCCCGTTTGAAATCAGCCCTTCGTCAGTTGCGAATGGTACGCAAATAAAGCTAAGTGCCACTTTTAGCGGGGCTGGTAGTACGCCCACGATCACGTATCAGGGAGACCTGACCCTTGGTCGCCCATAATCAACTAGCGTCCGTTTCAGGGAATCGAGCACGCCAGCCTTTATGGTTGCTGTACTGACCTTTAGCAATACGCATCAGCGTAGAACGATCAAGATTATGTTCTTTGCAGAATTGGCGAATACCAACAACAGAATATTCAACGCCGTCAGGCGACGTGACAATGATGGTTTTTCTGCTACTAGCATGAGCAACAATCATCCTGGAGCGTGCTTCTGCACTATGTGGCTTGCCAAGTTTTGCAAGACTTATCTTCTCTTTGGTTTCAGGACTGCGAGGTTTGCCTCTATGGGCATCTCCCTCCTTACGTCTTGTTTCTTCACTTTGTGTTTTGCCAAGGTTTGCGAGACGCAACTTTTCGCGGGTCTCTGGACTCTTAGGACGACCGAGGTTAGCCGCGCTAATCTTGGCTCGTGCTTCATCACTCAACTTTGTGATAGTTTCGGGCGGGCGTTTCTTGCCAGTCCAGTAACCAGGATTGCCAAGATGGGAAATTCTCAATCTTTCAAGGGTCTCAGGAGTTGCTTTCTTACCACGATGTGCTTGTCCAATCTTCTCACGATGTTCGGGGGTATTCTCCATTCCCAAGCGAGAGCCGGCAGTGGGAGCAAGATTAAAGCCCTTCTTCCCAAACGGACGCAATTTGCTAAACCAGTATTGTTCACGAGCAGTCAAAAGCTCAGGAAGCAACACCAATTCGAGAATTTCAAAGAGGAAAGCGGCTTCACCATACTTATTGAAAGCATTTTGCAGTTTGGGGTTGCGATGTTCATTGCGCTGAAGTCTGCGGCAATGTTCTTGCCAACGTCTATGCAAGTTGACTGCACTGCCAATGTATATTCTCTTGTTCGAGATGCACGTGATACAGTAAACGCCTGGGACAGAGGGGAATTGAGTAGAGTGGTAAAATGTATCCATAGTTATCATCCTTCTTACCAAGGTGGTAGCTTAGGTCTAGGGCGTGCTTCCAACACGCTTCTAGGCCGCTTCATTTCCTCTCATTATACCACATCTACGCGCTCCCCGTCTACATCTAGCTTTGTGGAGGCACGCTATGCCAGTTAGGGCTACCATGTCCAATCTCATCACAAGGGTTCGATTGTTGATAAATGATCCGGCAAGCGTGAATCAACAGTGGAGTGATAGTGTCATTCAGGACATACTAGATGCTCGTCGTCAGGATGTGCAAAACGGAACGACTACTCCCAAGCCTACATTTAGTGGTTCGACAATCCAATACTTGGACTATTACACAGAGTTGGGGGATTGGGAAGATGATCTTGTACTAAAACAGTACTTGACAATCCCAGTTACACCTTCAACTTCAGAGAATATCGTAGGCCATTGGCAGTTTACAACTACAACATTACCCCCTATATACATTTCGGGGAAAACATATTGTGTCTATGGCGCTGCCGCTGATTTACTTGAGCGGTGGGCCGCTAGCTTCGTGATGAGCTATTCGTTCTCTAGCGACGGTCAATCATTCCAGCGACAACAAGTTGCACCTGCACTTCAAGCACTTGCAAAAACATATCGCAGACAGCAGCGAGCAGGCGTAATCAGTATGACGCGCTCTGACCTCAGTGGCACTGGCACTGAGGATGCATTGTCACTCGCTCCACGCAACATTGACTATTTTTCCAGTGGAAGTGGGACATAAGCCATGTTGAGCGCCAAAGAAATCGCTTCAATGACCTCAACTGTAGCATCTAGCCTGGACATCACGATCACGGTGTCGCGTGATACGAGCAAAGTGCTTGATACCTATGGTCACACGACATCAGGAGGCACAACGAGCTTTACTGCTCAGGTGAATGTCTACCGACCTACAGCGCCACAACTCGCGCTGTATGCAGGCGTCATAGGGACGAAAGAAGCATTGATGCTACGCTTCATGTCTGCAACAAGCGATATCAAGGAGGGCGACACCGTGACATATCGATCTGAGAATTGGGAAGTACAGAGCGTGAAGGCGGCAGATTCGTACACCTTTGCGAGTGATGCGCTGATGACCATCATAAGCTAATGAGGAGACACACATGGCAATGTATGGGGTGATATACAATCGGTTCCCAGAAATCGCTGCCAAGTGGCCGGTGATCTTACACAATGTCGTGGTGCAAACCACCGATATCATCCAAGAACTCGCCTATGAGAATGCACCTAAACGCACTGAGTTCATGGCAAGCAATATATACAAAGTGACGAGCGACGGTAGCACCTACGGGCAAGGATTACCACCACCTACGGATGATGTGTACTTGTTGCCTCCTGGCCCTCCTGTCACTGATAAGTTTACGGGCTATGTCGGATGTGCAGCAAATTACTCAGGTTTTGTGGAAATTGGAACCAGGCACGCCCCAGCTCAGCCATTTTTCTATCCAGCGATGGAGGAAGGCAGAAGTCGATTTGAGGCTGCTCTAGCGGCAATGGAGAGTTTTCTGTAGATGTCAGAAATAGCTCAGGCATATCAATTTATTGATAGTACCTTGCGTGCTGACACTTCATTAATGACGGCAAGCGTTGGAGGTGTGTGGCAAGGAATTGCAGACATAAGCACAGTCGGTCCTCATGTCTCCTATACGCAACAATCAAGTGCTGACAAGAACACGGTAAATGCAGTGCGGTTATTTGCCAATCTCCTGATACAGATCAAGGCAGTAGGCCCATCTTCACAATATGTAACGCTTGTCAC